ATTGAAGGAATATTCATTGTTTAACGTTAGTGATGTTAAGAATGTTCGAGTAGTTGTTCCGAATAACGAGTTTCCAGATAACAAAATTATGTTTACTCCGTTTGATATGGACTTTGAATCGTTTGAGGTTCATATTGTTAAGGAAGACTTTGAGAGGGCATTTGGATATTGTGTTCGTCCAGAGGAACGAGATTATTTGTACTTCCCATTAGAGAACAGAATGTATGAAGTGGAATCTCCATATTTGTATAAAGACTTTATGCGAGATGGGGTCTATTACAAATTGAATTTGGTTAAATACCAAGACAGTCTTAACATTACGACTGAGCCTGGGTCTACCGCTGAGAATTTAGAATTAGAATTAACTCAAAACTTTGATGATTTATTCAAAGAAGATAACGAGTTAGAATTCGATCAAATCACTAAGCCACTTCAATACAAGACCATCGGAACCGGTAATTATGATTTTGTAAGAAGCGAAATAAATGAATCTCTAAGCATTAAAAATCACGATATCAACAATTACTTTACTATCGTTGCGAAATACGCTTATGATTTATCAAGTGTGGATTATGATGCATTGGCAGTCAAGTATAAAACTCTTGTTAATATACCAGAAACCGAGGATAGAGTTTATACAATGTGGTTTAGAACTAATCGAGAAATATTCCAAAATACCGATTTGGTTAAACATGTTAATATTGACTCGAATGGAATGCTGTACGACACCATCTTAAATGGTATTGCTCCCGGGACTTATGATGAGGTTACTGGTGCAACAGCAGCGGATAAAGGAATTAGGATTAATCTTCAATACAATGATACAAATGGCGATAAGGCCTATGTAACAAAAGGAATTGAAGTTGAGATCAACGGAGAGGATTATGTATTTAATACAAATTCGTTAGAGCCATGGCCGAATCAAGCATTTCCTAACCTAGTAGTTGATACTACTAACATCAACAATAATTATAGAGAATCATCTAGAAAATGGTTTGCTATGGTATTAAATGTATCGAATCAACACCAAAGTATTAATTGCAATATTTGGGAAATGGTATTCGATGCGTCTAAGCCTAGTTATGTACAACAAACAACTCAATTAAAACTTGTGTTTAGTCAAACGCTTCCATTTACTAAACAAGCAATTCAGCCTAATGTTTATTATGAATTGGTAGGATCTCCGGTCGAATTAACAAATGTGAGATTGTTGAACCAGTTAATCAATGAAGAGAATCAACCTTTAATGTTGAATAGATATACTGTGCGAGATAATCAATACGCAATAATGATCGATAACGCATTACCACCATTAAACATGGGAAGAGAATCAGTCAGATAACCTTTAACTATATAATATGTCTAATAATAACGAAGAAGCCAGAGAAAGCATCAAGGATTTGCTATCAGAGGATAATCAATTACCGGTAGCAAGGCCTGGTGATTTGCCTTCATTTCATACGGTAGAAGATTACCAATATGGAGAATCTAAGAGCAAAGCTATCGCAAAGGCTAAAAAGATGATGGATTCTGTGGCTAAACTTTATTTAAGCCAAGACGTCATTGAAGAATATGAGTACGTTAGAATAAAGCAAAAAATTGAAGAGATGCAATTGGCAAACCTCTTTAATCAGATGCAACAAATGGAACATTCCATAGAAACTCTTATGAGAACCATCGATAGTGGTGAATTGTCTCCACGAATGTTTGAAGTTCTAGGAGGCCTTCAAAAAACAATGTTAGAAGTAATGAAACATACAACATTGCACATGATGGCAGCTGAAGAAAACATGAAAAAGATCAAACACGATATAGACATCTATGGCGATAGTACAGTTACTACAACTAAACGAAAGGATGATGAGGATACATTAACAGCGAGAGGAAATCGAGACTTTATGAAGAGTATTCAAGAAGAAATTCAGGAAGTTGATTTCGATGAGAATGATTCCGAAAACGAAGAAGTATGAGTGAATTTAAAGTAAAACAATTTGAAGATCCTAAAGACAATGATTCGAGTAGAATAGTTTGGACCGCAGAAAAGGTTCAAAAGGCTATTGAATCAATTGAGATGGGATATCAAGTTGCCCATGCACCCTTTTATGAAGGTGATATTGCATACCGTAAAGGTAACACTGTTTATGATTACTCCAAAGAGGAAGTAGAAGAAATCAAAAGATGTGCTAAGGATATTGTTTATTTCGCAAATAAGTATTGCCATGCAATGACCGATGAAGGTGTTCGTAAAATTATTTTACGTCCATATCAAGAAGAAATGCTTAGACAATACCAACAAAATCGTTGGAATGTTACACTTGCATCGAGACAAATCGGTAAAACTATTTGTTCAGGTATTTTTATTGCATGGTATTCCCTTTTTAATTTTGATAAGAATGCGATGATTATGTCCAATAAGGGTGCTACTACCAAAGAGATCCTTATGAAGGCCAAGCATATTTACGAGAATCTTCCATTCTTCTTAAAACCAGGCATCATGAAAAAGGATGTTATGGAAATGAGATTTGATAATGGATGTCGAGTTATTGGACAGAATACAACAAAAACAGGTGGTATCTCGTTTACTATCCATTTGCTATATTTGGACGAGTTTGCTCACATTATGCCAAGTATCATTAATCCTTTTTATGAGAACGTTTACCCAACACTATCATCGTCTAAGATATCCCGAGTTATCATAACATCTACGCCTAATGGATATAATAAATTCCACGAAATATATCAAGGGGCGGTCGATGGTGTTAATGAATATGCACCATTCCGAGTCGATTGGTGGCAAGTTCCGGGTAGAGACGAGGCATGGAAAGATCAAGAGGTTGCTAATTTAGGTTCGATCGAAGCTTTTAATCAGCAATACGGAAACCAATTTCTTTCCTCATCGTCATTGTTACTTTCTTCGGTTGAGATGAAAAAAGTTAAGAATAGTGAAAAGGAATTTGTCTTTAGGGAATTAGATGCATTGGACGATTTAGGTATAGATTATTCAGCATTGAGATGGGATCCTGATATTGATGTTGATATGCTCGATGGAAATCAAGATTTTTATTTGTTTTCGATAGATTTAGCAGAGGGTGTAGGAAAGGACTATACGGTAATTAATATATTTAAAGTATTGCCGATGGCAGTGAAAGATCATCGAGATCTTGTTTCTCCGAGTGATATTACCGACTTCTTTAAACTTGAGCAAATAGGAATATTTAGATCAAATTTACATTCACTAAAAGATTTTAGCATGATTCTCTATGAATTGTGTGTGGAAATATTTGATCAGGAAAACTTACGTCTTATCATAGAATACAATGCATTTGGACAAGAGGTTATCAATAACCTAATTGCGTTATATCCCACTAGAAACGACTTTGACGAAGAAACCATCGTTAGATATTCACACCGAGTTGGTTCTAAAATTAAGAAACCAGGAATCAAAGTCAATAGAGATAATAAAAGAATACTTACCACTAAGGTCAAAAATTATATTCGAACAAGTAGAATGGTTATCAAAGATGTTAACACTGTTAGTGAAGCGGCAATGTTCTCTAGAAACGAG